ATTGGGAAGATTTTCCCTGAAAATGGCTCGTCCGTTCATTATCTGGGCGACTCTGGAGAATAATGGAGCAATCAACGGAGATCGCCCGAGTTAGGGACGAATCGGCTTACCGTGGTGTGCCAAACCCACGAATTCACACAAAACTGACCGATTATCCTTCTCACGGCGAGCAAATGATTAAGTTTTGCGAGGAAATCGGCTACGAACTGCTTCCGTGGCAGCAATGGCTGGCCCATCACTCGCTTAAATACAAGCCGGACGGTCGCTGGGCTCACCCAGTTGTTACCTTGTTATGCGCCCGACAACAAGGCAAATCAACCTTTATGGCGCTTCAAATTCTATTTAGAATCTACGTTTTGAAAGAGAAATTACAGGTTCACACAGCTCACAAACTGACTACCTCAGCCGAATTGTTCTACAAAATCTACGGAATCATAGAGCAAACTCCCAGACTAGCCGCCGAATTTACTAAGAAGCTGGAAAGTAAAGGATTTCAAGAATTGCAATTTACTGAAGGCCGCCGATATATCGTCCGAGCCAATAACTCAGCTGGTCGAGGTATTGCCGCGCCCGAAACTATCCACTTAGACGAGGCTCGCGAATATAAAGACGAGGATGTATGGTCTGCCTTGCGTTATACCCAAATGGCTAGCCCAAATCCTCAAATATGGGTTTATTCAAATGCTGGAGATCAGCATTCGATAGTTTTAAACAAGTTACGCGAACGAGCCTATGCTGCTATTCACGGCGGCTCTGATGATATTGGTTGGTTCGAGTGGTCGGCTCCTAATGGGATTAAATTCGACAACTCATCAGACTTTTGGCTAGGTGTGTCTCAAGCCAATCCGTCACTTGGCTACACAGTCCACCCTGACAATATCCGCGCCGTGTTGTCAGACCCCGAAGATATTGTGCGCACAGAAGTTTTATGCCAATGGGTTGATACCATCAATCCAGTCATTAACCCTTCTCAATGGGAATCTTGTCGGGTCGAGGGTCTCAGACTTGATCCTGAGAAGGATACGTGGCTGGCTATTGATCTCAGTCCGGATAGAAAGCAAGCGGCGCTAGTCGCTAGTCAGAAGCTCGAGGGAGATCAGTTCCAAGTCATACTTCTGCAGACTTGGCACAATCCGTCTAATCTCGACGACAAGTCTCTGGCTAACGATTTAGCCGATTGGGTGCGTAAGTATCCAGTCCAACTCGTTGCCTATTCAGCGAGAACCGCTTCAGCCGTTGCTGCGCGATTAGCACCGGCAGGAATCCGAACTGAGCCGATAGATGGTCTCGACTACGCCCAGAGCTGTGATGAGTTACTGGGAGCAATCTCATCTCAGCGGTTAGTTCATTCGGGACAAGATGAACTGACTAAACAATGCCTATCCGCTGTCAAGTTGCCTTTCGGTGACGGCGGATGGGTAATGGGCCGCAAAGTCTCAAATGCAATTATCTGTGGAGCGGTTGCCTCAGCTATGGCGACTCATTACGCCACTAAATCAAATGATGGTGCGGATATAGTAATTCTGTAGCACAGACCCTTTACAATAAAGGCTCAATGGGTGCTATCAGAGATTTCTTCTTTCCACAAGTAACTGCGCAAACACCGCAAAAAACTAGCGATGTAACCGCCGCGCTAACTCCCGTTCAAATTAGCGATTCCGTCTATAACATTCTCGGCGGAGCTACAAATACAACTCGCCAATTGGCTATGTCCGTCCCAAGCATTGCCCGCGCCAGAAATATTATCTGCGGAACGACCGGCTCGCTCCCTCTCGAGCAATATAACAAGCTCACCGGCGAACACGTTGATCCACTTCGCGTTATTAACCAACCAGACCCACGAGTTCCCGGAAGTCTTATCTACACTTGGCTCGCTGAGGATATTTGGCTTTATGGCGTTGGTTATGGACAAGTTCTCGATATGTATTCAGTCACCGATGGTGGCAAAGTTCGCGCTTGGACTCGCGTTAGCCCAGATCGCGTCACAGTAGATACAAATTTCCGCAACACGATGATTGAGTCATACAAAGTTGATGGAATGGACGTTCCCACTTCGGGAATTGGTTCAATCATTCGCTTTGATGGTTATGACGAAGGATTTTTACACCGCGCTGGCAAAACTGTAAGTGCAGCCGTATATCTTGAAAACGCCGCCGTTAATTATGCAAAAGAGCCGAACCCTTCAATGGTTCTTAAGTCTAACGGCACGAATCTGACAGCTGAAAGAGTTTCATCGCTTCTCACCGCTTGGCGCACAGCTCGTCAAACTCGTTCAACGGCTTTCCTCAATGCAGACGTTGATTTGAAAGAATTTGGTTATGATCCAAAATCTTTGCAATTAGCTGAGGCGCGTCAGTACGTCGCATTAGAATTGGCTCGAGCAGCTGGAATTCCAGCGTACTTCCTGAGCGCCGAAACTACTTCGATGACTTACTCAAATTCCATTAGTGAGCGGCGCTCTTTGGTTGATTTTTCACTTCGCCCATTACTCACAGCAATTGAAAAGCGTTTATCAATGCCGGACTTCGTTCCAACAACGACCGAAGTGCGTTTCGACCTTGATGACTTCTTGCGCGGCAATCCTTTGGAAAGAGCGCAAGTGTATGAAATCCTAAACCGCATCGGCGCGATGAGCGTTGAGCAAATCCAAGAAGAAGAGGACTTGATCCGATGAAGATCAATATGCCAATGACCGTTACGGCGGCCGATACTGTAAAGCGCACCATCAGCGGCACCATCGTTACTTGGAACGAGCAGGGCAACACTTCAGTTGGCCCAACTGTGTTCGCTTCCGATTCAATTGAAATGAAGCCAGTTAAATTGCTTCTTGAGCACGATCGCACTCGCCCAATTGGCAAGTTGATGAGCCACGAAGTAACCGCCAATGGCATTGTGGCTACATTTAAGATTGCTAACACAATGGCTGGCGAAGATGCGCTAGTTGAGGCAACCGAGGGCCTACGCGATGGATTCAGCGTCGGCGCACAAATTAACGAGTGGACAAACAACAAAGGCGTTATGCAGATTACTTCCGCAACCCTTGATGAAGTTTCCCTCGTAACTGATCCAGCAATTGACAGCGCTCGCGTTAGCGAAGTCGCAGCTTCCGAGAACGAAGCACCTAAAGAAGATTCTGCTCCGGCAACCGCTGAAGCAGACAACCCAACCGAAGGAGAACAAGTGTCAGACACTACCGTTCCAGCTCCTGCCGAAGAAACGGTAGAAGCTGCTAAGGTGGAAACAGTTGCGGCATCACGCCCAGCGTTCTTCACCACTCCTCGCCTTGAGTTCACAAAGGCTAAATATCTCGAGAACAGCGTTCGCGCAAAGCTCGGAGATGACGTTGCACGCCAGTACGTTATGGCAGCAGATGACACCACAAGCAATAACGCTGGTCTCATCCCAACCCGTCAATTGACAGAAATCATCAACCCACTTTCAAACGCAGATCGCCCAGCTGTTGATTCAGTATCTCGCGGCGTTCTACCAGATGCAGGAATGAGCTTCGAAATTCCTAAAATCACCGCAGTTCCAACTGTTGGAGAAGAAGCCGAAGCTGCTGCAATTGATGAAACAGGAATGACAAATGAATTCCTTTCTGTGTCCGTTAAAAAGTATGCCGGCGGTCAAACATTCAGCGTAGAACTTCTCGACAGAAGCTCACCTGCGTTCTTTGATGAACTCGTTCGTCAAATGGAATACGCATACGCAAAGGCAACCGACGTTGCAGTTGTAACCGGCCTTATCGCCGGCGGAACTGACGGCGGAAACCGCACTCTCGACGCTGCTGGCCTTCTTGACTTCGTATCCGATGCTGGCGTTTCAATCTACGCTAATACTCTCGGATTCGCACAAAACATCATCGCATCACCTCAGCAATGGGGCGCAATTCAGAATCTCGCAGATGCAGGACGTCCGATTTACCAGAACTTGATTGGCAATATGAATCAGGGTGGAAATCTCGGAGCAGGTTCCGCAACTGGCAACCTTCTAGGATTGAACTTCCGCGTTGATCGTAACCTCACAACCGGTTCCGGCATTGGAGATAACACCATCATCGTTATCAACCCAGACGCTTACCAATGGTTTGAGTCATCCCGATTCCGCCTACAAACAAACGTCGCACTAAACGGCCAAATTGAGGTCGCTTACTACGGCTATGGCGCATTGGCTACAAAGGTCGGCGCTGGCGCTTACCGCTGGATGGTTCTCTAGTTAGAACTGCAAAAGTGACGGCCAGTCCGCTCCCGAGCTGGCCTGTCACCCTCTAGATCGAAAGGAAAACGAGATGCCAACAATTGTCACAGCCACAGAGCTTCGCACCATTCTTGGCGTCTCGTCGTCCCTTTATTCAGACGCTTACTTGGCAGATATTGTTGATGCAAGTGAGAATCTGGTTTTGCCAATGCTTGTTACCTTTCAGAGCAAGATCAACAAAGTATCTTTAGAAAATAACGTTGCCTATTTCCACACAGCGACAATTCACGAATTTACCGAAGGTCAATCGGTTGTTGTTACAAGTGTCGGAGCGCCATTTAACGGCACTCACACAATTACAAATGATTTAATTGGCCCCTATGTATTTACCGCCGCCATCACAAATGCTGACGTATTGGAAAAGAACATTATCCCAGCCGGAAACGCTGCGCTCTCTGGCGCATCAACCTATGTGGGAAATGCCAACGTCGAAGCTGCCGTTTTGGCTATTTCTGTCGAAATCTTCCAAGCCAGAACTGCCGCTGGAGGATCAATCGAAGGCATAGATTTTGCAGTTACACCTTACAGACTTTCTAAGAATTTATTGGCAAAGGTAACTGGCCTTCTTGGCCCCTATCTTGATACCGATGCGATGGTGGGTTAATGCCTGCCTCCACAGTTTTATCTTCTATCCGAACACCGCTGGCAACTGCACTCGCCTCCGTTTCGGCTAACGTTTATTCATACGTTCCCGAAGCTGTGCAAGTTCCAGCGGTTATTCTTGTTCCAGATTCACCTTATCTCGAATTGAACACAATCAATGACTCAACAATTCACGCCAAGATCAATATGACAATTACTTGCGGAGTCGCTTATCTTTCCAACCCAGCTTCTCTTGACAATCTCGAGCAGCTGATATTTTCAGTTTTGGCAGTAATACCGGACGGCTACACAGTCGGCCCAGTAGAGCGGCCATCGGTAACGCAAGTGGGTGCAGTCAATTTATTGGTTGCAGATATTCGCGTTTCCACCTATTACACACAGACTAACTAAGGAGAAAAAGTGGCAACAGTAGTTATTACTGGTCGCGACGTTTCGCTATCTTTCACAGGTGGAACAGATATTGAAGCCCAAGCGACAAACGCTGTCTTGACAAAGACCAACGTTCGCGAGACTTATCAGACTCTCGATGGTGAGGCTTACAAGACAGTTAATATCGAAGGCACCTTCCAACTTGATATGCTGGCAGATTGGGGTAAGGCTAACTCTGTATGCGAAGCACTCTGGACAGCAGCAGAGAGCGCACCAGACACGAACATCAATATCACTCTCACCGCCGCTACTGGCGCACAATTCGTATTTCCAATCCTTCCAGAATTCCCAACAGCTGGCGGATCAGGAATTGATGCACAAACAGTATCCTTCACCTTCAAAGTAGCAAAGGGTGAAGTAACAGAGACCTTCAGCTAAGAGATCGGAGCATCGGGAGATGAAGTTATCAATAACAATTAAATACAACACGGGCGAGTCGGTTACTTATGTAGCCGGCTTACCCGAGTGGGCTAAGTGGGAACGCAAAACTGGCAAGTCCATTTATTCGATGAAGGATATTTCGGCTTATCAGCAAGCGGACTTCTTAGATCTTGCTTATTACGCTTACAAGCGCGAAGCGGCAGGAAAGCCCACGAAGTCTCAGGAAATCTGGGAACTGTCCATTGATGAAATGCTGATTGGAGATGAAAGCCCAAAAGCTACGAGTCCGGAAGCGTAAATCGGCTTCTTGTCGAAGTCGCAATAGCGACCGGAATCCCAATGAGCGAGTGGACGGACATCGAGCAAGTATTAACAGCAATTGAGATATTGAAGGAGCGCAAAGGTGGCAGATGAAGGTTTAAGTCCTTACACACAACGCGAACTCCGACAACTAGCGAAAGCCTTTTCTTTGATGGGAGACGAAGCAATTGCAGAAGCTCGCTCGACTTCTAATGCTTTGGCTTCTTATGCGGCTAATGAAATTAAGCAAGCGGGTTATGGCCGCACAGTATCAGCAAAAGCAGTTCAAAGAGTCGTTGATGGCGCAAAAGTCAGCAACACTTCAAAAACAGGTCGAATCTCGTTCGGGTTTGCTTCTCAACGTTTTTCTGGTGGGGCGACAACGCAACAACTTTGGGGTGGATTGGAATTTGGTGATCCTACGGGTAAATACAAACAATTCCCTAGCTATTCCGGAAAATATGGCGCCGGATCAAGAGGTTGGTTTATATATCCAACCCTTCGCAAAATTCAGCCTGAATTAACAGCTCGATGGAATGATGCGATGGATAAAGTCGTAAAGAAGTGGACTGCGTAAATGGCTAAAGACTGGCGCACGTTAAAACTCGAGATCCTCGCCGAGACAAAGCAATTTGTCACGGATATGAAAAAAGGCGAAGATACAGTTGAATCGTTCGGCGATAAAGCAACTAAAATGGGCAAGGTCGCTGCTGCGGCTTTTGCTGCTGCCGCTGCTGCGGCTGCTGCCTATGCTGGCAAATTAGCCATCGAAGGCGTCAAAGCGGCGATAGAGGATGAAGCTGCACAGAAGCGCTTAGCCCTAGCCTTAGAGAACGTCACAGGGGCCACAGAAGCCCAAATTGCGGCAGTTGAAGAGCAGATAAGTAAAACCGCTCTGGCTACTGGCGTAGCAGACGATAAGTTGCGTCCAGCACTCCAAAGACTCGCCACAGCCACAGGATCAGTTTCCGAATCGCAAAAACTATTAACTCTGGCCCTTGATATTTCAGCCGCAACCGGCAAAGACGTCGAGACAGTTTCCAACGCATTAGGTAAAGCGTATGAAGGCAATACGGCTTCACTTGCTCGTTTAGGAATCGGTTTATCAGCTGCGGAAATCAAAACGATGGGATTGCAGGGCGCAGTAACCCAATTAGGTCAAACCTTTGGCGGTGCAGCTGCTACACAAGCCAATACTTTTGAAGGTCAGATTGCTAGATTGCGAGTGGGCTTTGATGAGGCCAAAGAAGCAATTGGCGCTCAACTATTGCCAGTCATTCAAAGACTTCTCGATTATGTTGTGAACGTTCTCATTCCTAAATTTCAAGAGGCAAAACGAGCAGCTATTGATCCAATCGTTCAGGCATTTAAGAATAACGAAGCAGCTTTGCGCGACTTATGGTCTTTCATCAAAACCTATTTAGTCCCCATTTTTGAAACGGCTTTAGTAGGCGCAATTAAATCAGTCGGAGCCACAATTGCTGGAATCATCAACATCATTGGCACAGTTACCAGCAAAGTCAAAGAATTGGCTAATGACGTTATTGACGCAGTTAATAAGATTATCCGCGCTTACAACTCAATTCCCATTCTCCCTAACGTTTCAACGATTCCTAATATCTCCACAACGACCACTTCGAGGACTGGAAGCGTTCCAACGGCAAGCCTGCCATTTGGCGGCGCATCAATCATTCCACCATCAAGCGGTTCGGCTAACGTAACACCTTCTACGCCTACAACAAGAGTTACGACGCCAACAACATCAACGCCGAAGGTCACAACAACTCCAAGCGTCCCAGTTGGATCATCTAGCGCCATCACAGTTCCGGTATCTTCTGGCGGATTCTCAAGATTGGCAGATGCTCAAGGAATCTCCCCTGTAACCATTAACGTCAATGCCCCTAGCGCAATTGATGAAGAAGGCTTTACTCGAGCAGTTGTCTCAGCTCTCAACAATTCAAACTCTAGAGGAACTGGCGGCGGTAGCGGATTACTTGGAATTCGCAACGAATTATGACAGTTTGGACACCTGAGTATCGCGTTCTTATTAATGGCACAGATGCCACAGATTTAACCCTTGTCGGCTTTACCGCTACTTCTGGACGCACCGACGTCAATACCCAAGCCCAAGCCGGCTATTGCAACTTGCAACTCATCAACGCCAGCAACGCGTTTTATGATTGGAGCGTTAATACTGGCGTAAGCCTCGAAGTCAAAGATACGAGCGGCAATTGGGTTAGTTTATTTGGTGGAAGAATCAGCGACGTCTCGACTAGCGTTA